GAGTTGCCTTTCTAGCAACCATCTTATCAACCGACATCTTTTCAGATGGACTTAACTGAGCATAATTCAAACCTTTCTTACCAGCAACTTTTTTACGAAGTTTTACTTTTGCTGCTTTCATTGCTTTCTGCATCAACTTCTCAGGTGATGCCATACGTTTCGCCATACGTTTTCTTGACTTTGCCATCTTAGGTGCAAGACGTTTCATCAGACGACCTCTTGCCATCCTCTGTTGTACTGTCATCGGTTTACGATCTTCGTTCATATTATTCGCCTTTTAATGCTTTTTGAAAGTCAGACTTCGGAATGTTATCAACAACCCAACCATATAACTGCTTCATTACATCTGCTTCTTTAGACATAGGTTTACCACGTTTCTTCAGTGTTAAGTATGTGAAGTCTTTAACAACTGCTGAATTAGGTTTCTTCTTAAATTTACCAGTTTCTTTATCATACTTCTTCATATTAGATGTTCTATCAGCACCAGTTGGTTCAAAGAATACTGTGTTTTGTTGGTTGTTCAAAATAACGTGGATCTCTCCATTGATTTGCATCTTCTTACCTTGACCAGTAACATATTTGTAAACTGTTTCAGATGCACCCTTATGAGTTTGTAACATAATATCACTAGGAACTACACGTTCCCTTCCAGCATTTTGCTTAATAGCAATTTTATAGTTAGTCAATACCCATACTAAATGAATGTTTGCTGGATTATAACCTGCTTTTAATAGACGAGGTAAGAACTGAGCAACATCTTTAGTGTCTTTAGCAGTAATATCAAACATAATGTTAGGCAACTTCTTTCTATCTTTAAGTTGCGATAACATCAAATCAAGTGTCTTATTCTTTAATCCTAATTTCTTAATGAAAAAATGAAGTTTACTAACATCAGCAGGTTTCTTCATATCCAAACCTTTAATCTCTTCATACTCACCCATAGGAATCTTAGTTCCTGCTTTAGACATTTTAGCATACTTCTTAGGATTATCCTTAATGTCAGCAATATCCATAAACGTTTTCTTCCATTCATCAACATCACGCACTTTGAATAACTCTTTCTGCATAAAATTAGATGAAGCGAATCCTTTACCAGACCCAGCACCACCTGCAAGAAATACGATTTGACCGTCTTTACGACCATTGTTCAGCATAATGAGTTTCTCTTCAAGGTATTCCTCAAAGAGTTTTTGTTCTGTTATGAATTCGTTAAACTTTTTCATTTATAATTCCTCGAAATACCTTTTTGCGTCTGCTAATTTTGAATACTTTGCTATTCCACCACGTGACAATTCTCTCGCTTTACCATCGTTTATCATCATAAACCATTTTTCAGAACGAGAAGTTCCCAATCTGATAATAACATACTTGCCTGACACATATTCTATTTCAGGAATGTATGCTTTTTGTGGTACAAGTTTTGCGTTTTCTTTTGAAACTGTTTTGTTCATCTTCCATTTAAGAGAACCTTCAGTCAAATATTCGATAAACGATTTCATTACCTTGGGTTTACTCTACCTGCACGCATAATAACATCACGCAGTTTTGTAACATGATGTTCCATATTAATGATTTGGTCATGTAAATCTGGAGCATCTTCACCTTTTGTTAGTGCTTGAATTTCTCTCATAAGATTCTTAGTCAAAGACAGCATGTTCTTAAGATGCTTTCCTTCAACTTTACCTTCTTGTAAATCTGTATATTCTATCATAGTTTCATTCCTTTCTTTACTGTGTTAAATACTGCTTGAGCATCTCTATCTGATACACCTTTAGGCATGCCTGACTTAAACGCATCAAAGTCATCGTTCTTTACGTGGTTTCTCATATCTGTACCAGAAACCCCTTGTTTTCTTTCACCTGAGTTTATCACCTGAAACTTATCAAAGTCGTAGTGAGGTTTAGTTTTATCCTTTTGATCAACGTATGGTCTGATTCTTTTCTCGAAGTCAGCAACTCTATCGCCACCAACTACCATTGATACATCCCTATAACCTTGATCAGACAACCATTCAAGTATTTGGAATGGAGTCTTTAGTTTAGGTTCATCCATTATAGATGCTTTAGGGAAAAACTTCTTAAGATACTTTAACTTATCTTTATACGGGATTGGATTCTTTTTAGCATCGTTAGACTGAGATGTGAATATCATTCCAGTACCACCACGTGCTTGTTTAACCACAAAGTCAATTAACTCACCGTGTCCTTTCGTAATTGGATTGAATCGACCGAATGTAAACACAACTGGTTTATTCTTTGCTTCTGCTAAATGTTCTTTGAATCCTAACATTATAACTTATTCCTTTGTGATATCGGCATCTTCCAGAACGAACCGTCCTTCATTGCCTTTGCCTTCTTAACACTCCACATTGTTTGGATTTTCATAGTTTGTCCGTACATTTTATGAAATAATTTTGCCACTGTTTTTGCTGATTTATCAAATGCTTTCTTATCTTGTTTTAAAGCGGCATCAATCATAGCATCATTATGCTTACGCATTGCATCATCACTCTTATTCTTACCAGCAACTTTACCCGCTTTAGATGCAGTACCTTGATTTTTAAAACCTTTTATACCAGATTGACTATCGTCACGTTTTATTGCTTCTTTTAATGGATTAAATTTTGCTTTTACTTTATTACCAATACCCAATACAATTGCACCAATAAACTGAACAGATGATGGTCCAGGCCATGGGAACGATAATCCAATAACACCAGTGATGAATAACGTCAATAACTTAGCACCTTCAGGACCACCGAAGATAGTTGCCAACGAGAACTTACCAGCAAGTGCAGAAAGAATATCACCCATATCAAAGTCATAACCAACATCACCAGTGAATGTCATATTGAACCAAATATATATTAACATACCCGATACAACCACACCACCCATACGTTTGGTTTTTTTGTGTGTCTTTAGATACTCATCCAACTTTGCTAATTCTTTAGTAGTCCATTTACCAACAACTGTATTTGACATATAATCAAATATAACTTTTTGAACCGTTTTAAATGCTTTCCAACCAGCTTTCATGATCTTAAAGATTCTATCAAAAGACCATTTTATTGCCTTGAAGAATTGAAATACAACCTTTTCCTTAAAGAAATTAACCATATCATTAAAGTTCTTTTTAAGAATAACGGCAACGTTTTTAACAAACTCTACCTTTTTCTTAATAAAACTAGGCATAGCAAGTTCATTAAGGTTAGTACCATTTTCATAATGTGTAAGGGCTTCTACAAATAAATTGTATTCATAATCCTTATCAAATTGTGCAAATGATTTCATATTATTGTTTAATTCTATACTTCTTAATAAGTTTATCCATCACTTTAACGTGTTCTGCAGTCCATCTAGCATTACTTGGGTTTACGAACTTTGGACCTAATTTATCAACATACTTACTCCACTCAATAGCAGCCTTTACGTTGTCTGCGTCAATAAGTCTGTCCAACTTATTTTCCATATCCTTTTGTGGAGATAGTCCTTCGGTAACATATTCTTCTTTAAGTTTCCTTAATGAGTTATTTGCTAATATTGAAATGAAGTTGATTTTAGCATTAACTAATGATTGTAATGCTTCTTTAGGTAAAGAATCAATCATTGCTCTCATCTTTTTATATGTATCACTTGATGGGTCGATTTTCTTAATTCCTGCATAATCTTTCTTTAGTTGTGCAAGTTGTTTAGAAGTAAATTCCATTTCATTAAGTTCAACCCCTTCTTTCATTGCTTTGATTTTCTTCCACACATCGTCAAGTTCCTTACGAACTTCCATTTGATTAGGTGAATTTGAAACCATTTTCATCGCTTTCAAAAATAGTTGAACTTTCTTTTTTTCTAATGAAGATAGCGATTCTTCTTTTATATGTTGTTTGAATGTTTTCATAATGGCACCCTTACCTTAATTGAACCACCAGTAATAGTATCAATAACTGATCCAGATAGTTTTGGTTTATAGTATAATTCTAATGTGTCTATGTTGAAAAAGAAATATTTCATTTTATGTGCAGATAGTTTTGCTTCTAAACCAGTTTCTATTTCATCATATCCTTTTATCTTTGTGTATTCTGTAGTCGCTAACGTCTTTAATTTACTAAGTATATCCTTATCAGTTAGTTTACCAATAGTTTTACCTTGGAAAATAACTTTTTGGTTTTTAAAAACATTAATATCTAGTTTTTCATAACCAGCAGCAACTGAAGGATCGAACCCTTTTAAATGCTTTTTAAGTGATGTCATTTCACCACGGTCGATTTTTGATAACATTTCATCATTGTTAATTTCATCTATATAGAATTTTGCAACCTTATATAAAGCCTTAATTTCTTTTAATGTATTAATTAATGCACCACGACTGTCAACACCTAATCTAAAATTATATGCAAACAAATTCTTATCTACTTTTGTTGCCTTAACTTCAATTTTATGTGTACCTAATTCAACATCAAAGTTTGAACGTCCACCACCAATAGTTACGTTATCAGATAAGTAAGCAAGTAAAACTTCGCCAGGACCAACCCCTTTAGGCACATCATTAAATATCTTTGTAAAAATAGCTTTATTTTTAGTAAGTGCCTTATTAAATTCAGTAACAAACTTTTCAGGTGTAGTTGCTGAAATTTTACCAACGTCTTTAGTTATTTTATGTTTTGCGTTAATTAACTCTCTTAATTCTTCGGTTTTACTTTTATCAGCGGCTAATGTCAAAACATCACTTGATGATTTTGTACGTGCCTTTTCAGTAATAAACTCATTAAATTTTTTCATATTTATTTCACCCATTGTTTTACTGCATTGAAGTTATTTTTACTAAACTCCAATCTATTAACTAATTTAACTGCACTGTTTGATAATGTATCAATAGCAACAAAACCCTCTGGTCCTGTAGTCTTATAACCAGTATCAGTCTTAATAAATGCAGGTATTTGATTGACTGTTTCTAATTTCTTAACAATTAACATTTTAATATCAATAACATCATCGTGCCATTGTAATGTATGTGAGAATGTACCAGCAGATTTACGGAAATCTTTAATAACATCTTCTAATTGTTTTTTCTTCTTCTCTTTACCCTTTTCGCTCTTTAATTTAGCAATTTTCTTTTCATAATCTGCACGGATAAAGTCAATGAATGTACCAACAGATTTCTGTTTATTAGTAAACCTTTCACCACGTCTAACTTGTGCATTTATATAAATCTTAACCATCTTTGACACTTCAGTCTTACCAAATAATATACTCATATCTTTATCATTTAATAATTTCAACTCTTTATGTGCGTGTTTTAGTTTTGTCTGAATTGTCTTATATTCAGTAGTGGTTAATGTAGCAGAACCAGAAACATCCCTAAAGTTTGTGTCAGTAAACCAAACATCTTTATGTTGTGTAAATGCTTTTAGATTAATTTTAAACTGTGCCTTTAAATTACTGATTGCATCACCAGTGTATGTGGTATGCCAAATAACACCAACTTTAGATGAAGTTATTTTACTTTCTAAATCACCACCTGTAGGTACTGCATATGTAATTGTGTTGGGGGTAAATGTAGTGTATGTTTCACCATCAATCTTTTCTTTTTTAAGGTCTTCTGGTGAAAACATAAAATCACCTTGATATATACCTTTTTTTATAATTTTAGGGAAATGTTTTAAAGCGTCTTTTAATTTGGTGGCAAGACCACCTGAATGGTTCTTATCAATATCTGCGTCTGTGTAATTGATTTTTGGTGTTTTATTGAATAATGATTTAGTACCTACAAAAAACTTACCGTTTTCTGGGTCAATACCAGCAACCACAGCTGGTGCTCCATCAACCTTTGCCTGAATATTTACTGCACGTTTAGAGTGTCCTTCTAAAGAATGTGTAACATCATCTAAAATTTTAAGGGCAGATTCTGCTCCTGATTTACCAAAATCAAAGATAGCATCCTCTACGTGCTCTAAATGTGTTAGAGGGACTGCCTTTTCTTGTAAATAGGTTTTGAAACTTTTCATTTTTACACACCGTAAAAAATATCTAATAACACTATTTATAATAAATTCGGTTTAAGTATATCCTTCAAAATGTCAATAGAGTTATCCATTGCAATATTCAAGTTATCAAACATAACATCGACACTGACCCCATCAACATTATCACTAACCCCTTTGATTATAATTGTGTTAATATTAAAACTTTCACATACTTTCGCAACTGCGAAACCTTCCATATCAATAAGATCATACGTTGTGTTTGGTGTTTCTGTTGCAAATGTATCACCAGTTATTAAACTCTTAACTTCAACATCCAAGTATGTTGGTACAGAACATTCTACTTTATTATACAACACATCTTGATATTCTTCAAATGGTACAAAAGTATCCCACTGTCTTACTTTATTGATTACAAATGCAGAGCCAGGTTCAACCTCTTTTATTCCACCTGCAATACCAATATTAATAACAGCATCTACATTATATGAGTAAATAAGTGTTGTTGTTGCCTGTGCAGACAACACTTTACCTATATCAGAATGTATTAAAATAATGTTCTTATTCTTATTTGTCCATATTTGTTGTCCACCATAAACAACTTCTTTTTTAAGGTGCAACGAGGTTACTATTTTACAAACTTCCTCCTTCATTGCACATACTATACCATACTTCATACTTTAAAATCCTTGAATGCTTTTTGCTTCTTTTCTCCTTTACTTGTAGCAAATACACTTTGATTCACATCATCTTCAACATCATTACCCATTATGTCTTTTTGTGCATCTTGTTCTACATCATACCACTTCATTTTTGCTTTGTTGATACCAATAACAAATCGTTTGTTCATATTTTCATCACCATAACGATTCTTTAACTGTTTAACCATTACTTGGTTTAATTCTTGTAATTCCTCAGTTGCAATTAAGGCAAGGAATAAGTCAGCAGTAGCAGGTAAACCAAATGATTCAGATGTATCTTCAAGACCCATATCAGATGAACTAAAACCTGTTCTATTAACCTGTGTAGCAGACCAAATAGGAACGTTAAATTCAACAGCAAGTCCTCTTAATTCTTCTGCGATTGCTTTAACATATGTATAACTATTAACATTATTAGAACCGTTTAATCTTTGTGAAGCACAAATGTTTAGATAATCAATATAAATGATGTCTGGTACAAAGTTCTTTTTCAATGCCAATTCTTTTAATAAATGTCTGAAATGACCAGCATGGGCAGTTGATGTAGGGTATTCCTTAACGATTAACTTACCTTTAGTTTTTGATTGAATATTCTCAATTTTCTTAGAATAGCGTTCAAATGACAAATCCTTCAAACTATCAACTTCAACATCCATTAGGTTAGCATCAATACGTTCAGCAATACGTTCCTCTGCCATTTCAGCAGTAATGTATAATACATTTTTACCAAGTGTTAAATTTGATGCCGCCATATGACACATACCGATTGTTTTACCAACACCAGTTCCCGCCATTAAAATGTTCAATGTTTTACGTGGAATACCACCTTTAGTAATCTTGTTTAGATATTCAATATCAAACGGAATACGTTCCTCTTTACGTTGATAAAACTCAAATCGTTCTTCTGCATTGTCAAGGAAATCATGTCCAATATGTGTATCAAAAGAAACTGCAAGTGCATTTGATAATAATTCAGGAATAGACCCTTCAGATTGTTTACTATCTTCGTCGTCAATAATATTAATTGACTCCATAATAGCATTATAAACGGCTTTATCTTTACAAAACTTCTCAGTTTCATCAAGCAACCAATCTTCGTTAGTTTCTTCTTTAGAAAGTGAATTTACTAAAGCAGACGTTTCATCATACGCATTAGAAGATAAATCGTTACGTTCATCAACAGAAATTGTAAGTGCTTCTTTAGTTGGTACTGCATTATATTTAGCGTAAAATCTTTGTATCTCATTAAATACAATTTTATCACTATTTGTTTGAAAGTAATCGTCCTTTAAAAAAACAATTACTTTTCTTGCATAGTCTTCATTATATATTAAATTGGATAGAATTGTATTTTCAATCGACAAAAGGACACCCCGAGTTATTAAGTATTTCTTTAGTTATTAAACTTGAAAGTATTTCATTAATTTCAACATCGTAACTTGAAACATCAATGTTTTCTTCAACTGCATTGTAACTATATGATATATTATTACCAACCAAACCTAAATCAAAGATGGCAATTTCAGTACCATCTTTAGTACGTATATAAAATAATTCATTATCCAACTATCTCTCCTGTATCTGTACGTTTCTGCGCCCGTGTTGGTAGATTATATGTCCAATACCCCCAACCCTTTTCTTCGCAAATCTTTTCTGCACGTTTCTTTTCTTCTAAATCTGCATCACTTAATGTATATCTTCTAGCAGTCTTTTTACTCATCCTCATCTCCAGTAGTAATTAAATTTCCTTGTCCAATTGCAAACTTAGTTGTTACATATTTTTGGAACTTTTCATTTTCTAAAATATCTTCCCAAAATTCACCTTTTTCAGTTTCTACAACACGTACTTTCTTATCTTCGACTTCACCAGTTTCAATATCAACTTTAGAGTACCAACCATTAGACGGTTTAACTACAAACCCACCTTCAACAGCAACTTCAAGTAAACCAGACCACCTTTTAATACCACCTTCCCACGTTACGGATACAGGAATTTTAGACTTTTCCTTTACAAAACGTGATTTCTCAACATTAATAATAAAGTCATAACCTTCAATTTCTGTTCCCTTTTTATTTTGTCTACGTCCAATAATCCAAACATTATCAGCAGAATACATAACACCAGTACCACCCGATACAACTTGTTTAGAAAACATTTCTTGTGTTTGATAAGTGTGGTTAATTGCAATTAAAGGAATATCCTTTAACGTTAGATATGGTGTAACCATTCTAAATAAAGATTTCAACTGTTTTGCTCTTGTCATATCAGCAACAGATTTTTGGTCTTTCGCATCATCCATTTCTTTCTTAGATGCAAGGTTACCAATAGAATCAATCATAATATAAACGTTATCACTATTATCCATTTCTTCTAATTGGTTAACAATATCAAACTTCAACTCTTCAATATTTTTAATAGGAACGTGTAATACCCTATCAGTATCAATATTAAGTGACTCAAAATATCCTTGTGGTGTACCAAACTCTGAATCATAGAATAATGCGATTGCTTCAGGATACTTATCAAGGTATGCTTTCATCATTACAAGACCAAATGCAGTCTTAAAGTGTTTAGATGGTCCTGCAAGAACTGTTAGTCCAGAAGTAATACCACCTTTAACATCACCACTCAACGCTACGTTGATCATTGGTACACTTGTTGGAATAACATCCTTGGCATTAAATAATGCAGATTTTGATAATTGGGTTGATTTAATTGTACCTGATTTCTTCAGACGTGTCAATAAGTCACTCATAATATATTTCTCCGATTTGTAATTTGTAATATGTGTTATATTATAACACAAAAAGATGCAGAATGCAAGAAAGATTACTATCTTTTGACGGGATTATCTTTCAATTCTTGTAGATTAAAAGGTTTACGCATATTACCCCAACGTGTGAAATAAATGATAGGATATTTTGGAAACATTTTCAAAAAATCAGCAGGTGTTACACCAACACTTTCTGCAACAACTTTATGATCTGTAGGTAAAGACGCCTTCTTATATATCGCTCTACCCTCAACTAAAACCTCTAACCGTTTAGTTGTAGCAACAAAACCATTTAAATCCATTACCTCGGATGCAATTGCTTCACTCCAAACATCACCAATTATGTAACCATCTTCATCTAACACATATTCCTTATCACCCTCGATAGAAGAGTATTTATTTCTAGCGCCTAGATTTTGTATATTAGTCTGAAAATTATCGACAAACTCAGAAAAGTCTTTCCCTTGACTTTCGTTTGCAATATCTTCTACGTTAATTTTTGGCATATTATTTCTCTAAAAAAATGAATCTAATGTACTCTTTTCTTCCCAATCCCAACCAATAGGTTCTAAGATACCTTCTAATGGTTTTATAAAAGACTTATAAAATTGTGTATCATAATCAATCCACCTTCCTAAACCAAATTCTGGCGGGATACCACTAACAAATGAAATAACATTTTGTGTATGTGGGTTTGGTACTTTCAAGTAAATGAATTTAATTTTAGTACCATCTGTTATATCTTCAATATTATTAATACCGTGTTGTTTTTTAAGTTTATTAAACAACTTAGCACCTTTAACATGAATTGGTACACTTTTATCTCTATTCTTATATTTAGTAAATTCATTTATACCACGTGGAAATGAAATATCCTCAACACTTAAAGAATTAAATTCACCTTTATATTTATGCACTAAATCTTTTAACTGTCTTTCACTTCCAGTCAACATAATACCAACTGCTTCTTTTAATTTACCACGGACGTTTGCAGGCGTTGATGATTTAACAATTTCAAGTCCCATTACTTTCATTTTAGGTTCTGCATAACGTACACCTTCATTATCATAGACGTTTAATGCATAACGTTTCTTAGCAGTCCAAATACCACTATCACTAATTGCTTCTCGTCCCATTTGCATTTTTTGTTCATATGCATTTACATAATCACCAAGTTCCTCATACGACTTATCAATAAAAGGTTCAATAGTTTTCTCTGCAATAGTATCAAGAAAATCTACAACCTTTTCTTTTATTTGTTCTTTACCTGCAAATGCACCATTTACAACATTTTCCAAACGCAAATAAACAGAATCTGTATCAATAGCAACCACATAATCATAATCAGTGGTTTTACAAATATTATTTAAAAATTCATTCAACTTCTTTTCAATCCATCGAATAGATAATTGTCCACCTGTTGTAATTGCTTCAGCATTACGTAGATCGTAGTAACGAAACCATTGATTACCAATTGCACCATAGGCAGAGTTCAATTGAATTTTACGGGCCATTTGAATGTTATTATACTTAGATATTTCATTCGTAGTATCTTCACCATTTTCTTTACGTTGTTGTGCGTCAAGCATTTTACCCTTAAAAACTTTACGTTCCTTGTAAATCTTTTCCATTAACTCGGGCAAGAAACCTCTCTTATCCCTACGATACATTGTACCGTTCGGTGCAACTGTCAGGTTTTCGTCCTTCAAATCACCTAATTGTACCGAACGGTTTAATAATGAATTAACGTTAACACCAGACTTATACCCAGCAATAGTTTCAGGTGAAATGTTGTATTGCATAATAAGGTGTGGATATAGACTGTTTAAGTCGAAAGATACAATCCAACTATGTTTCCCTAAAATTGGCGATTTAACATATGCACCTTCATACTTTTCATTCTTTGATGTTTGTTGTTTTGGTGGTGCAACAATATGTTGTCTACGTAAATAATCATGAATAATAGAATCCCACTGCTTTACAGTACCAAACACATCTTGATAATTAATCTTCGCATCATAACTCATAGTTAACAAAAGATCCATCAATTTCATTTTTTCATCTAAACGTTTAACAAGTTCTACGTCTTTAATATTGTAGTCAATAAACTTTTGATAATTAACCCTTGAAAGTTGAAGCAATGAACCCTCTTCTTCATATGATAACTTCTTTTCACCAAGTTCTACGTGTCCAATCCAATCTAGTTTATATGACTCCTGCATCTTATATGTGAACTTTTTATACAATTTCATATAGTCCACTACCTGCACACCAAACATGTCATATACAACATATTCCTTACCGAAATTTGATGTTAATTTACGTTCCTTAATCCACCCAAAAGGGGAAAACCTTTTAGTTTCTGCTACACCAAAGATACGTGCATATCTATTAATAATATACGGTATATCAAAACCTTCAACGTTCCAACCAGTCACAATATGTGGTGGTGTAAGTTCCCAAAAATCTAAGAATGATTTCAGTAAATCTTCTTCACAATCGTGTTGTGTGTACACAACCTTTATTTCATCTTCAGTAAATTCGTGTCCGTATTCCCACGGTTCTAAACCCCACGTGAAATAAGTATCTTTAATATTATCATATACTGTAATAGCATTAATAATACTTTCTGCCTTATCTGGGTGTGGGAAACCTTTATCAGATTCAACCTCAATATCAATATTATATACCCTAACTAATGTTGGGTCAAATTCAACATCACCTTGCCAATTTTCATAAATGAACTGTAAATCAAAATGCTCAATACCATATACATTAAACCCACCAACATCATTATATTGTTTAATAAAGTCACGTGTTTCTTTAATAGTGCCTGGTTTTATTGGGTAAACCTTTTCACCCTCTAATGTGGTATATTTTGTATCACCTGTCTTTCCTGGCACAAACATAGTTGGTTTAAAATCAACCCTACGGATGAAATCACTCCCATCATCATTAATACCCCTACTTAAAACTTTATTTCCTAATACATTTACTGATGTATAAAATGCCATATTTTTATTCTTCCTCTTTCATAAAACCATTTCCTTCACCCATACACTGCTTCGTTAAGGGATTCCACCAACCACCATCTGAGCACATTTTCTCTGTCATTCTATCTTCAGACCATCTCTGTTGCTCTTTCTTAACAATGAATTCTTTTGTGGTTTCTATTTCTTCAACTTCATCTTTCTTATTTTCTTCTTTAATACTTTTATCTTTTAATTCGTTTTCTGAATATCCACAAAATGGACACCAAGGACTATTTGGAGTTGTATCAGAATACATAGTCCACATTTCTTCGCATTGACTACACTTAAATGTAGTGCTTGTTAATCTATACATTTTCCAATTCGCCAGGATAATGAACAAACGTTTTAATCATATATTTCGTACCTTCTATAACAGGTTTTGCTTCATGTGGATAACCAAACCAAGTAGGAAATATTAATAATCTACCTGCAACTGGTTTACATTCTATTCCTTCAAGGTGGTCTGTAAAGGCAGTTTCACCACCTTCTTCCACTGTGTTAGGATAGAATAAAAATGCCAACATTCTATTAGAAGAATTACTATCGTGTGAATCTACGTGTTTTTTATAAAAATGCTTTTCTTTGTCGTATTGGTGCATTCTCCATTCTTCAAAAATATTACTGTCTGGAATAGAAATATCAGGAACACCCAATAAACTCATATCGTATTTGTATCTTCGCAAATACCCCATAACCATACTATTTAATGAGTGC